CGCCAGCGTCAGTAACTCTACCTCCACCGTATACAAAGTCTAAGTAAGTAAGAACTCCCATAGGACCTTGCATTGGTACAACAGGTACTAAGTCTAAACCTACAGTCTGAGCAGCAACTTGCATAGCAAGTGGCAACAAAGAAAATGGTCTATCACCTGAACCAGTAGTTTGTCCAGAGAATGCATCCATACTTCCAGGGTTTCCTGGTAAAGTAACAGCATTCATACCCTGAACATTCATGTTAGGATTTAAGTGTACAGTATTGTATACACTTTCATTAAGGTTATGGTAGTGGCAGTACTTAGACATCCAAGATAACTTAGACTTTTCAGTGATACCGGTAGCCTCCTCAATGATAGGGCCCCAAGTCTTTTGAACTTCGGCCTCGTTGATTAATTGATTTGCGTACATTTTAGTATTTTTATTTTTTGCACTTTTTGTATAATCTATCTACAGTTCTTTGCTTCTTAACTATTAGATTGAATTTTTTTATTTATTTGCCTAGATTAAACTTAACTTTACTGATAAGGTTAGCAGCAAAAGATTCATTTACCAAAGGTTCTGATTTCTTTGCAGCCTCAGCGGCAGTTTTACTTTCATTAATAGCTTCTGTTGACATTTGAGTATCTCTCATATCTCTTGTTGCCCAGAAATTATTAATTCCGTATTGGTTACCTAGTTGATGGAATTTAGATTCCGCAATGATCTGTGCCTGGCGAGCCTCAGAAAGGTTATCCCATTTTGCTCTGAACTTTTCAGGCATATCATCAATTATATTTAATTCTCTTCTCTTTTCAATAAAGGCAGATTCCCAAACGTTTTCTGCTTGCACAGTAGACATAATTGGTTGAGCATTCATTGATTCAACAATCATTGCTTGTTTCTCAGCAGGAAGAGTATTGAATTGATTCTTTTTAGACTCTCCTAAGAAGTTCATAAAATGCATTTCAGAAACATTCTTAGTTTCAGCTTTAGCAATCAGTCTTTCCAATTTTTCTTCGATTGATTCTTTGTAGTCTTTTTCTTCTTCATAAGATTCACAGGCTCCTTCATGTACCTTTCCACATGATTCGCATACTGCATCCTTGCCTTCTTTAACATCGGCAGACTCATTAAGAGTTTCGCCTTCTACAGAATTTACATTTTCTGCAATGTATTCGGAATACTTGATACTCTTCTCTAATCCTTCACCGAGGTATTCAGAGTAAGCAATATTTTGATCAACCTTTTCGGCTACATATTCAGAATATTCAATTCCTTTTTCAAGGTTTTCAGCTACATAGTTAGAATATTGAATTCCTTTATCAGCCATCTCCGCTACATGCTCGGCGTATTGAATACTTCCATCAAGTTCTTCAGCCAAGTAAGAAGCATAGTCCTTAATTGAATTTACATTTTCAGCGAGATAGTCAGAATAAGAAATGCTCTTATCTAGATTTTCAGATAAGTATTCAGCATAATCAGAAACCTGATTTACCTTTTCTGCAATATGCTCAGAATACTTAATAAGCTTTTCAATCACCTCATCATTATTAGAGTTAGCAGATTCCTTAACGTTATTTAGAACTCCGGATACATATTCAGTATACTTTTGAAAATCTTCAACAGTTACAAAATTGTTATTTTCCATTGTTAAATCTTTTTTATTATCTGTGTTGTTTTCAGTTTCTTCCATTTCATAGATTATTAAAGTACCATCATTTTCAAAACCAAAAGATTCATTTACTCTTGATAACTCGGCATTCTCAAAGCCAGGATCTGCAACCAAGTCATAAGTAAAGAATTTTTTAATTTTAACCTTTCCATTTTCATCTACCGTACCGGCAGCTCTACTTGAAATATGTAAAGGGATACCATCCTTGATAAGAGCTTGTGCTTCTTTACCTTTAGATGTATTTAATAGTCTAATTTTTCCAATAACTTGCTTTTTTGCTGGATCATAGTTTAATGATTCAACAACATGAGAAACATTAGCCAAACTAACATCAAAATCCTTAGGATGATCTAATTCACCTAAAAGCTTATTGGTTTTAACCTTTTCTTGTAATTCATTGATATGAGGCATTACTTCTTTTTCCTCATATATCCTGTTATTCTTGTTACGAACACCAAACTCGGTAAAGACACCTTCTAATACAACCGAACCGTCTTCGCCGGTAGTTATATCTAGGTTTGATTTAGCTCTTTCAAGAATCAATAATTTCTTTCCTGACATTTTCTACTAGTTATTTGATTTATATATTACAATCTTTGTAAACTTTTTATCCAAGACCAGCCAATGGATCTTCATCTGGTGCACCAGCTTTCTTCTCTGGTTCAAAATCGGCCTTATCGGCTCCTAAAAGGATTTTTTCTATATCCTCTTCTTTATATCCAGCTTCTTCTAATTCTGTCCTTTCTTTAGCCCTCTGGTTAGCTTTTAGATCCTCTCGGGTAAATCCACCATATCTCTTAACAAGGAATCCTAAATCAAAGTATGGAATTTCTGTCATTTCGGCATCCATTGTACTTAATTGTGTTTTAAGGTTACCAATAAAATCAACTCTCTTTGTTTGTAATTCCATTTCTTTCATTTCCTCAAACACATTATCTTTAACAAATTTAAGTCCTAAACCAGCCTTAAAAGAAACATCATTTTTTAATTCTGGATGATTAAGACACATTTGAAGATATACTGGCTTAATTAAAATTTCCTGGAATAGTGATCTTAAACGAGCTACAAATTTTCCAAATTTTATTTCGTCTCTTAGCATACCACTAGCATCCATATCATATGTATTACCACCTTCTTTATCAAATCGTGAGAAAGGTATCTTGGATGCCATTTTTAATCGGTCGGCAAAATATTTTAAAGATTCTGTATCTCCTAAATCTGGACCATCACCACCAACGGTACTGATTTCTGGAGATTCTCCATCTTTAGATGGTAACCAATATTCTTTATTGAATGGCATCATTGGTTTACCGTTAGTTTGAATTTCACCACTTTCATAGTTAAAGTCTACTACTTCACGATAAGAATTCATTAACTGAGCCAATGATTGTTTTGCCCTAGTTTTAGATTTACCACCAACAGGGATAATAAACTGAGTTTTAAATGAAGCATTGGAAACAGCCCAGATGATTCTGGTAGTCTCCATAATTCTTAAAAGGTTAAAAGATCGGATAAGTCTCTCAACATATGATATTCTCATTGGTGAATTTACCTGTGAATACGATATGTAAATAATTTGAGAATCCCAAAGTTTTCTTTCTTTGGCACCTTGACCTTTGTATTGAACCCATTGCTTTTTTCCAGTATCAGTATCAATACCTGGCATTAGCGAAATTGGATCTAATTCTTTAAATCCTATTATTTCTGTTTGCTTATCATTATAAACTATTTCAAACGCAAGGTAGCCATCAACCAACCATTTCCTAAAATAATTCCAAGGTTGGATAGAATCGTTAAATCCAAAATAGTTATAGATATTATTGTAAACATCACCAATTTCATCCTCTATTGAATTTGCAATATGGCCATTAAAATGAGCATATGCCATAAAGTTAGATTCATCGAATACAATAGCCTCATCTGTAATTACATCAAGGATATCTTCAATTTCATCTTGTACTGCATATGTTCTTAGTTCATCTCTCTTTCTTTCATAATCGCTATCAAAGATAGAAATATTTTTCTTAAGAGATGTATCAGTTAATGAAAGGGCAGCAAAAGCACCATAGATGTCATCAGAATCAGATCCCATTGGATTAAATGTATAACCCATCTGATTTTCAGTAAAACCTACTGCACGGGAATTGCGGATGATCATATCATCATAGGCCATTCCTAAGTTAGAAAGATCTTTTAATATTTTTCTTACTGGATTACCTGTACTTAATGGTCCTCTCCTATCAGTAAATCCTGCCATATTGTTTTATCTTTTATTGTTTATATATTCTTGTAATATAATGCTTGTGCCTCGTTAATGTTTCCTCCAAAAAATTTGTTTTGGTTATTAACAGCACCAATGTACCAATCTTCATAACCTAATACTTTAGGTTTTCTAATTCTATCTAATCTGTATTGTCTTATTGCATACTTAAGATTGTATTTTCTTGCCAACGAAGACTTTAAATTATCATAAGTAAATTCTTTAAGACTACCTTGTGATTTAGGATTCCCAGTTGCACCTTTTAATTGTTGGGCTATAACACTCTGAAAAGATCTAACTACATCAGTAAGAAATGGTATTCTTGCTTCATAAGGAATGTAATGTAAATTTATCCCAAGCTGATGATTATCTATACTTTTACCTAGTCCTAAAACAATTGGGTTAGTATCATAAAAGGTTTCGTCAGGTGTAAAATATTCAAAGCAATACATTTTCCCATTTTCTAAAACACCAGTATCTTTTACACCTACTTTATATAAATCGTTTGCAGATGCTTTAGATGCTCCAGTACGACCTCTATTTTCTGTAAGGTAAATATCCAAATCTTCAGTAAATGATCCTATTATTGCCATTAGAATAATTTTGAGTCTTCAGTTAAAAGCATTACTTTAAAGTTTCTTAATTCGGCTGCTTTATTTAATGCTTCGGTTTTACAAAGGTTTCTAACATAAGTTTCATATCCATGCTGAAAATTTTTCATAGCCTTTGCAGTCTTTCTTTTAGGTGGTTTAGGTTTTTGTAACTGAGCTTTTGGTTTTATTTCAACAACATATTCTTCAATTATACCACCCTTATCCATCTTAACATAAAAATCTGGATAGTAATTATGAAACTTTTTATCTAAGATATTAAAATACTTTATAGAAAAAGGTTCCGAGATCCAATGTATAACATCTTCATTATGATCACACCAATGGCAAAACTTTCTTTCCCAGCTACTGCGGTATATTATAGGACCAGGTCCCATATACTTTTTAGGATTATGAGGTTTATAATATCCTTGTTTAAATCCTGATTTTGCTGTTGGTTTTACCTTCTTTATACTCATGTATCTTAGATAGTGTAAATGCCATCACTGTCCGCACTTCCATTAATTGATACAGTTCCTGCATATTTCTTTGGATGTAATTTATTCCATCCTTTAGCAAAGCCTCTTTTTGCAATTTCAGTAAAATAAGCAAATGCATTTGTACTCTTTTCTGGATTAAAGTTTCTCCAATAACGATAAAGATCCATATAAGCATAAGCTATACAATCATCTCTGTCATCTGGGTTTGCATATGATAATTTTCTTGAACATTTATCTGCTAATAGCATTAAGAATTCTAATGCTTTTGGTGTTAATTCATCTTGCTCTTTAGATAGTCTAATCTCCTCCAGCAAATCTCTATTATTTAAGTAGTTTCTCTTTCTAGCCATCCCTTAGGTTTATTTTATTATTATATACAAAAAAAGCCGATAGTTTATTATCACTATCGGCTCTTAATTATGTGGGTGGTTAGATCTTTACGTTAAGTTGTCCTTTTGGGCAGATTGTAGATTTACCGGTTTTGTAGTCAATACATTCTAATTGATCATTATCACCTAGAGAAGTATAGTCTTCGGCATTTACATAAACTTCTTGACCTTTTCTAAGACCATTTCCGTTTTTATTAACTTCAGCTTCAACAAAACCGTCGTCTAATAACTCGTTACGACTTTTTTTTTCAACTACATAACTTTCCTGGAGCTCCTTTTCAAACTTAGAGATTTCTTCATCTAAAAGATTCATAGCTTCAGTAAGTTCTTCAGTTTCTCCAAGTTTATTAATAGCGTCCTTTACCTTAGACTTCTTTTCTTCTAAGAAAGAAATTCGGTCAGAAATAGTAGCTCTTACTTTTTCAGCTTTAGCAGCTTCATTGTTTTCAGCGATTAATCTTTCAGAAAGAATTGGAGAAGCGTCATAGTTAATGAATTCTTTAACCAATTTAACCGTTTCGGTTGCAGAAGAAATGAGTTTCATTTCGTTTAAGTGCATTGCAGAATTTACGGTGTTAACATAAATTCCTTCTTCAACAGCGATCATGGTTAAGAATAAGTTAGTAAACTCATTTGAAGTAATTGTAGTGAAATTATCCATTTCAGCAAGAAGATCAATCGATTCAAAGAATTTACATACATTATCAATCTTCCATTGGTTTCTGTAACCAAAGAAGTTGTTTGCCAGGAGAGCTTCTTTTAATTCAATAATACTTGAATTTGATAAATCAACATTGCCAAGCTTAAGAGTACCTTCAGTTAAGCTGTATTCTAAAGTTTTACCGCTTTCACCAAATGTAACTAAAGTATTATCCGTGTTCTTAAACATTCCTAATCCTTCTAATACATCAAAGAATCTTGAATCTTTAACCTCAGCTTCAGTAATAGTTTTACCGTTGAAGATATAATTTTTACCGTGTAAGTGGAAAGTTAAACCTTCGGCAGATTCCAATACTGGTGAAAGTGTAGTAGAAATAGTTCCACCGCCGTTTGCAGTAGCTTTATTATCTTCTGCTTTCATTTCATTTACGATTGACTTACCTTCCAAATACCATGGGTTCTTAGAAGAAAAGGCAGAGAATTTAGTTTTAATAGAATCAGAAGACTCTGTTAAAAGACCTTCTAAATCATTTACCAATCCTTCATACAATTTACCTCTTTGGCCTTTTGCTCTTTGAATAGCTTCAGAAATTCTGAAAGACCATTTAGTATCAGCGTAAGCGCCTTCAATATAAGATCTTAATTCTCTAATTGGATTTAACCAATCAGAAGATGCCAAGTCTCTATGAAGTTGTTTTGCAATGTTAAACTTAAGTATTGGGTTAACACTGTTTTCTACTTCTTCACTGATTACTTCAGCTTCTTCACTTTTAAATCTCATTGGGAATGCCTTAAGAGATTCTTCTAAAATGTTAAGGGCATTTTTAGCAGTATAAGAAACTCTGGAGTTATCAGAATTCATTTCATTTAAGGCCGCAATGCTCTTCATAACATTTTCATACAGTTCAGCAATTGTAAATTTCATTTTGTTATGATTTTTTTGTTTGTTGTTATTTTCTATAATTCCTTGGTTTCCTTTAAAGGTTGCTATTGCAGACATTGCTAATTGCTGAGGAATTCCCATTCCTACTAAAATGGAAAGAACCTGCGATTCTTTCATTCCACCTTCTTCAATTACCTTACCGTTTCTTCCATCTAATTTAGTCTTTCCGCTTTGTGAAAAGAGAGTAGCAACTATTTCTAATAATTGCTTAGATGGTGCATTAAGGTAAGGAGCATCAGTATTTACACCGAATTGCGGATCAATTCCACCGTTCATATAAACCTGTGTCTGCCCTTCTTTAATAACTTTATCCATATTATTGAATTTGATTTGTTTTATATATTCTAAGATCTTTGAGTTAATTATCTACTGTTCCTAGTCCTGAATTTTCTGGACCACCTTCTGCATTAGCATTTCTATAACTCCTACTTGCTTCTGTTTCTGGATTAGGCTTAGAACTATTAATTTCGCTTTCACTATACGGTCCCCCGGTATTAACACTGTTAGGATCAAAGTATGAAAGATTGCTTTGAACATCTTTACCTGGTGCCTTAAGTATATTATCTTGGCTAGTTAATAGTTTTTGGAATACTCCACCGAAATAGATTCCTATTTCACCTTCTGCATTAGATCTTAATTGTCCTACACCAGATGCAGTAGGATTACTCTTAATTGCTTCTCTGGTTAAAAAGTCTATTTCTGAAAGAAGTATACCACTCTCAAAAACAGGCATAAATGATTTTAGTTCAATATCAAAAGTTACTTGGAACTCTTTCTTGTCATTTAAGCCCCATTCAAATAACCTATCTTGTGAATAGTCCTCAGGCACAGACATACTTGCCTGGACTCTCATCATACCTAAATCACAACTAAATAAGGTACCTTTATATAACTTATTCATTACAGATTCAGTAACCTTTAACATCTCCAAGTTATTTGAGCAAATAAGAGTTACACCAAATCCCATGGTTATAGGTAAGAAATTTGTTTCTAATGAAAAAGTTTTAAGTATCCCATTCCATTCTCTTACAAACTCAGCTCTTGTAAATTTATTAGTTTGGGCAGAAGAATCAATTGCCATAGAATTCATCTGAAGAATTCCTCTAGGAACAACTTCATAGTCACCAATTGCTTTACCTGCAGCTTCAGCATCATACATAAAATTGTCTAATAAGAATCTTTCATTACCAGAAATTGAATAAAAGAAAGGAACCTCTATCTTCTTTAAAGTATCTTCATCTATCTGATTGTAGTAATAGACTTTTTTACTTAGCTCCGCTAACATAGATACGACTAGGTATCTTAATATAGTATTATCCTTATTGTACTCTTGATTATAGGCAGACATTCAATAGATCTATTTTATATTCTATTTATCCAATAGATTCAATGTTAAATTCGCTAAAGCCTGCATCTTTTGTAATTTCAATTTTCTTATCAAAGTATTCACTAGGTAAAACGGTATGGTTAATCACAAATGTATTTAATCCTATATCTTGAATAGTATGATGAAGAATGTTAATAATATGATGTACACCGTCATTGTCAATAGAAGAAAAGATTTCATCCAAAAATAAAATGTTAAGAGAAGGGAACCTAACCTTTATCATTTTCATTAAAGCCATGATAATTACAAAATCAACTTTCTTTCTTTCACCTGTACTTAAAGTCTTAGGACTAACTTCTGTACCTAGATGATGGAGAGAACAGTAAAACTTTTCATTAAATCTAATACCAAATGGAATTCCCATTTCTCTTCCCATTAACAGGATATTATTATTAAATGAAGGAAGAATAGATCTTACGGCTAAATTCTTAATACCATCTTCTCCCATAATGTTTTCTAGGATAGTTAAGTAATAATCTTCACCTTCACTTTTTAGCTTACCTTCATTCTTATCTGATTTTTTATCAGTAAATTCTTTTACTAATTGCTTTAGGTGAGAAGATGATTCAGACTCATCCTTATCAGCAAGTTCAATTAACTTATCCTTAATAGATTCCATTTGAGTTTCTAACTGACCAACCTTTACATAGATCTTTCTTCCTTTTTGGCGAAGGTCAGTAAGATCAGCTTCTGCCTTTTCAGCATCTGCTTTAATACCATTCCATTGAGAAAACAAGGAATCTAATTTTTCTTCCTTTTCCTTTTTAATGTCTAAATGAAAATCTGAATTAAGAGGTGCTGTACATGTTGGGCATGTATTGTTTTCATAAAGCTTAAGTTCCTTTTTTACAGTATTAATTTTAGAATTAAGATTTGATTTTTCATTATTCTTTTTACGAGAATAAGAATCCATCTCTTCTAGCTTTTCTTTAGTTGACTCTGTTATCTCTAATAACTTTTTTCTTTGACCATTTAAAGTAACTAGATTTTCTTTGAGCCCTTTAACCTTTTCAGCATCTTTATCTTTACTTATCTTTTCAAAATGTTCAATTTTTTCTAAAACAGAATCTATTGAATCATTAAGAGTTCGGATTTAATCTTTAT